AGTAAGACAAATCGTTAGAAAAGCAATAGAAGAATTAGTAAAAGACAACACTTGTATTAATTGTGGTTCTATCACTAACGAAGATTTAAGAAAATGGTTCGGTAAAGGTGGAGCAGGTGGAACAACTAAAGGTGGTTGGGACAGATATGGTTCTGACGGACAAAAGTTAGGTAAGTGTGGAGACGGAAAAGAAGGTGGTGCATACGCCGCTTGTTTAAGTGCTGAAAAAGCAAAGAAACTCGGTCCAGACGGAAGAGCGTCATTTGTTCGTAGAAAACGAGCAGACCAAAAGAAAGGTGGAGATTCCAAAAAAGGAAAACAAAAATCTAAAGGTAAAAAACCAGTATACTCAAAGACAGGAGCATAATTATGAAACTAAAATCACTATTACAAGAAACAAAAGTTTGGGAAAGAAAGTTTGGTGAATCATTACCTACACTTAAAGACACAACCAGAGCTTTTAAATTAAAAAAAGAACAAGACGAAAAAGATAAACCAGAACATTTTGGTGGTGGAGAAAATATTGATATTTTAGGATTCAAAACAGAACATTTTGACATTTGTAGGTCAGCTGTTATTCTTTACAATAAATTAAAAGAAAAATCAAATGACAAATCAAAACAATTAATTATTGATTCAGCAAAAGATTTAGACCATATTTTTGAAATGGAAAAACAAGTTGTTAATGGTGAAAAACTTGACCACGACCCCGTGGAACACGCTATTGAACTAACAAATATTATATCTTTTAAATTAGGTAGAGTTGCAGAAATGATAAATGATGACTTTGAAAGAGACACAAACTTCATTAAACTGCATGTAATGGAAATCGTAAAGAGAAGTTAACAATGAATAAGATAAACGAAAAAAGAGGAACTTGTTGGGTAGGATATCAACAAATCGGTATGAAAAAGAAAAATGGTAGAATGGTGCCGAATTGTGTGAAAGAAGAAGTAGATATTTACTATGAAGAAAATGGTAAAGGATACGGATACACATTTGAATTCATTACTGATAAATCTTTACAAGAAGCTGAATATCAAGGTCGTAAAGTAAAATTAAACAAAATTATGCAAGGAGACCAAAAGAAATTTAAAGTTTATGTAAAGAATCCAAAAGGTAATGTTGTAAAAGTTAATTTTGGACAAGGTGGTAAAGCCAAAGGTGGAACAATGAGAATTAGGAAATCCAATCCAGGAGCAAGAAAATCATTTAGAGCTAGACACAATTGTGATAATCCAGGCCCTAAACATAAAGCTAGATATTGGGCATGTAGAACTTGGTAGTATAAATGGATAGATTAGTCAAACAATTAATCACACCTTTTATAACCGAACAAGTAAAAGCAAAAAAGGTTATAGCAGTCTATCCAGGTAGATTTCAACCTTTTGGCCCACATCACAAAAAAGTATTTCAATCACTACAAAAAAAGTTTGGTGAAGTTTACATAACAACATCAGATATCAAATCCCCACCAAGACACCCAATGAACTTTAAAGAAAAAGTTCGACATATGGTTAAAATGGGTATTCCAAAAAATCGTATCATTAAAGAAAGAGTTCCTTATGTAGCAAATAATTTGTTAAAGAAATTTGATTCAGACAAAACAGCCGTAGTTTATGTATTTGGTGCAAAAGATGCAGGAAGATTAAAGGGTGGAAAGAAAAAATCAGGTGGTTTAACTTATTATCAAGATTACAACAAAAATAAAAACAAAATGGTTGGTTATGAAACACACGGATACATTTATACAGCACCGCATGTAAATGTAAGTGGTATTTCAAGTGGAACAGAAATTAGAAAATTATTAGGTAGTCCAAAGTTCGGCGAAAAAAATAGAGAAATAATATTTAAAAAAACATTTGGTTATTTTGATAAAGGTGTTTACAATATGTTGACAAATAAATTTAGAAAATTATTTGAAGTGTATTCTAAATTCATTGTTGAAAACAAAGATTACATTAAAAAACTTATCAAAGAAGCTTCAACAGGTGCTAACTTTCCAACTGATGATGGCCCACCAACTTTTTACAAAGGGTTCAATGATTACGAAACCGAATCTGGTAAATGGATTAAAGAAATGGGTAAAACTTATGGTTGGGAAGTTTATGATTATTTAATCAGTAGAACAGCACAAAATCCAGAAGATGACTACACATTAGAATATAATATTGTTCCTTCAGTTGCTTTCGGTAGAGAAAATACTGGTGATTACGGAAAAAGATTTGGTGTTAAAGAACCAATCAAAAGATACATTGAAGTAGCAGATAGAATATCTAAACAATTAGGATATGAAGTAATTAAGTATATGGGAATTAAACCAGATTTAAGTGGTTATACAGGTGTTGAAGTAGAAGCACCAGTTTTACCAGGTCGTTATGATTTAGGAAATACTAAAAGAGCAGAACTAACAGGAAAACAATTAGGTTCTGGTATGACTTTGTTGAATACACTTGATGAAACAATTAGAAAAGATTTAGAATTGATTGTAGAGGGTGGAGCATACGGACATATGTCACATCCTTTTGATGACAATAAATTAACTTTTGGTGATATGAAAAAGATTATTAAATTAGGTTTATCAGGTGAATTAAATCGTGAGGATGCTGTAACAGAAAAAACAGACGGACAAAATTTAATGATTACTTATCGTGATGGGAAAGTTTTAGCCGCAAGAAACAAAGGACAAATTAAAAATCGTGGACAAAACGCATTAGATGCAAAAGGAATAGCTCAAAAGTTTAGTGGTCGTGGTGATATTAGAGATGCTTTTGTTTTTGCAATGTCAGACTTAACAAAATCTATTAATAGTTTATCAGATAAACAAAAAGATAAAATTTTTAAAAATGGTGAGATATTTATGAACTTAGAAATTATCTATCCAGCTTCATCAAATGTAATAGATTATGATAAACAAATTCTACAATTTCACAATTCAATCAAATATGATAAAAATGGTAATGCAGTTGGTGAAGTAAAAGGTTCAGGTAGAATGTTACAAGGTATGATTAAACAAGTAAATCAAGACATTGGGAAACATTTTAAGATAATAAAACCAAGAGTTTTAGATTTACCAAAAAAAATTGATTTTGGGAAAAAAGTTGATATTTATTATAAGAGAGTAAATAAGTTACAATCTCAATTTGGATTAAAAGATACAGATACATTAGGTAAATATCATCAGTCTTATTGGGAAAATTATATTTATAATGCAGGAAAACAATTTGGTTATACAATACCTAAAACAATTTTAAAAAAATTAACTAAAAGATGGGCGTTCTTTGATAAAAGTTATAAAATACCAAATATTAAAAAAGACTTAAAAAAACAACCAAAGTTTTTAGATTGGGTTATGAATACAGATAAGGTAGACCACAAGAATATGGTTAAGAAAAATATGTTACCATTTGAAAAGATTTTCTTTGCGGTGGGTGCCGATATATTAGAGAATCTATCGAATTTTATTGCAGCTAATCCAACGAAAGCTGTAGAAAAGATTAGAAAAGAAGTTCTAAAAGCATCTAATAAAGTTAGAGCTGGTGGTGATATTAAAAAGATGAAAACCTTAAAACAACAATTAGAAAAATTAAATTCAATTGGTGGACTAAAAAAAATAGTTCCAGTTGAAGGAATAGTATTTAAATATAACGGAAAAACCTATAAATTTACCGGGGTTTTTGCTCCGATTAACCAAATATTAGGGTTAGTGAGTTTTTAATGGCAGGATATAGTAAAGAAGCAGAAAGACAAAATAAAGCATTAGGTAATCTACTAAAAGGACAAGAAGTTGAAAAAAGAACAATAGTAGGTTATGAGGGAAAACAAAAAGAAAAAGGTGATGTAAAATCAGAACTAACGGACATTATGTCTGAAGTTAGAATGCCTTTGTTTTGTCCTAAATGTAAAAAAACAATGAAGAAAAAACTTGATGATAAGTTTTGGAGATTATTCGAGCATTGTTGGGATTGTCAATTAGACTTTGAACACAAATTACGACTTGAAGGAAAGTATGATGAGTGGGCAATTAGTAGAGCGAAAAACAATCAAAAAGCGTGGGTTGATGATATGATACAAGGAGTTGAACAATGGAGAGACGAAAGACCAGTTGACCAAGTTTACAATGTTGGTATTAAAGACCCAGAGGTTAAAATTGAGAAAGCAAAAGTTAACGAAGAAGCTCTCAATAAACTTGCTGATGATGCTATAAAAGACTTGAAAAAAATGAGAGAAAACATATAACCAACTATTTATAGGTAAGGAGAAAAATAATGTTAAAAAAACTACTTGGACTACTAGCAGTAATAGGAACAATCTTTGGTGCTATCGCAGGTTCTAAAAAATCTAAAGAGTTAAAAGAACTCGAAGGTAAAATTGATGAATCTAAGAAAGAAGAAAAGAGTGTTGAAACTAAAATTGCTAAGTTAGAAAAGAATAAGAAAAAGAACAAAAAAGAAATTACTTCTTTAAAAAGAAAACTAACCATTTCTAAAAAGAAAACAACGAAAATGGAAAAGACTTTTGAAAAAGGTGATTCGGATAAAGCCGCAGAGTTCTTAAAAGATTTTAGTAAATAAAGGTAACGATATGAAAAAGTTAATAATATTATTAGCTTTGTTTGGGTTTATTTATTCTCAAGATAAAGTTTATACTTTTACTGAAGAAGAAGTCACTAATATGGCTAATAAAGTAAAAGACTTACAAACTCAAGTTGAGAACCAAACAGAGCAAATAGATGTTTACGAAGAGTTAATGAAAAAGTATGAGAATCAAACACAGATTGATTCTATGTTACTTTCTTTTAAAACTCAACAAGTAGATATTTTAAAAGACCGAGAAGTCTTATATGAAAAACAGATTAAACTTGTTAAACCTAAATGGTATGAAAACAAGTGGTTGTATTTTACATTTGGTGTAATTGCAACTTCTACTTCAATAAAACTTGCCGGTGAAATAGTTGATTAATGGAAGATAAAAAACAATTAAAAGAAGCCATTAAAAGAGAATATGCTAAGTGTGCAACTGACCCAGTTTATTTTTTGGGTAAGTATGGGATAATCCAACACCCTGTTAGAGGTAAAGTTAATTTTAACTTATACGACTTTCAGGAAAAATCACTACAATCTTTTATGCAACACGATTATAATATTGTGTTAAAGGCTCGTCAATTGGGTTTATCAACATTAACTGCTGGATATGCATTGTGGATGATGACATTTCAACAAGATAAGAATATCTTGGTTATCGCTACAAAACAAGAAACAGCAAAGAATTTAGTAACAAAAGTTAGAGTGATGCACGCTAACTTACCAGGTTGGTTAAAACAACCTTGTGTTGAGGATAATAAATTATCGTTACGATATAAAAATGGTTCTCAAATTAAAGCGGTAGCGAGTTCTGAGGAATCAGGTCGTTCCGAAGCCTTGTCATTACTTATTATTGATGAGGCAGCATTTATCGATAAGATAGATACAATATGGGGAGCCGCACAACAAACACTAGCGACTGGTGGTAGAGCTTTAGTTATCTCTACACCAAATGGTGTTGGTAATTTTTTCCATAAAACTTGGATAGGTGCTGAAGACGGAACTAATGATTTTAATTTTATTAAATTACATTGGTCAGTTCACCCTGAAAGAGAACAAAGTTGGAGAGATGAACAAGATAAATTATTAGGGCCTTCATTAGCCGCTCAAGAATGTGATTGTGACTTTATCACTTCTGGTCGTGGTGTTATTGATGGTTTACTACTTGAAAATTTAAAAGAAAGTAGTGTAAGAGAACCAATGGAAAAGAGAGGTATAGACTCTAACTATTGGATATGGCAACCACCAAACTATACAAAAAATTATGTGGTGAGTGCCGATGTTAGTAGAGGTGATGGAACAGATTATTCAGCGTTTCACATTATAGATGTAGAAACATTAGAACAAGTAGCCGAATACAAAGGTAAAATCTCTACACAAGATTTTGGAAATATGTTAGTCAATGTGGCTAGTGAATATAACAATGCTTTGTTGGTTGTGGAAAACAACAATATTGGTTGGGCTGCAATTCAACAAGTCATTGATAGAGAATATCCAAACTTGTTTTATACAAGTAAAGATTTGCAATATGTTGATGTTCAACATCAAATAACAAATAAATATAGAAGTCAAGAACGAAATATGGTTCCTGGTTTTTCAACGACATCAAAGACAAGACCTTTAATTGTTGCAAAGTTAGAGGAAATGTTTAGAGAAGAATCCGTAGTGGTTCATTCTCAAAGATTAATTGACGAATTATTTGTATTTATTTATAATGGAAACAGAGCGGAAGCAATGACCGGATACAATGATGATTTGGTAATGTCTTTTGCAATAGCCCTTTGGGTCAGAGATACCGCACTAAGATTAAGAAGTGAA